AGGTCTGGTACATCGACCAGAAGACGAACGAGGACGGGGAGACGGTCAGTTGGGAGCTGGCCAGCCCGGGTGACGTCGGCAATGAGTCAATCGGCCGGCAGGCTACGACGCTTTGCCACTGGTGTCTCACCGGCGGCTATCGCGGGCCGAACTGCGGCTACACCGGCCCGTACGTCACGAAGGACGGCGTCGTTACCGACAACCCGGAACTTGACGAGTGTGACGCCACGCTTGGCAAAGGCTGCATCCCGCGATTCGGCGAGGGCAACCCGCTGCCTTTCGGTGGCTTCCCCGCTGTATCCCTGATCGCAAGGAGCTGACATGCGAAAGCACATCTTGAACGCGATCCAGGATCACGCGGCGGCCGAGTACCCGAAAGAGTGCTGCGGGCTGCTGCTGACGATCGGGCGCAAGCAACAATACTTTCCCTGCATCAACGTCTCCACCGAGCCGAACGAAGAGTTCCGAATCGACCCCGAGCAATACGCAGCAGCCGAGGATATCGGCGAAGTGATTGGGGTTGTTCATTCGCACCCGGACGCAACCAGCAGGCCGTCACCGCGTGACGTTGCCATGTGCGAAGCGACGGGGATGCCCTGGCACATCCTGAGCTGGCCGGAAGGGGATCTGCGCACAATCGTTCCCACCGGCGAAGTGCCGCTGCTGAAGCGTCCATTCGTCCACGGCGCCTGGGATTGCTGGCAGGTCTGCGCGGATTGGTACAAGCGCGAGTGGGGGTTGGAGTTCGAAGCCTTCAAGCGTGCCGATGGCTGGTGGGAGAGCAAGGACAACACCAGTCTGTACGAAGCGAACTACGAGGCAGCCGGCTTCTACCGCGTCGACCAGCCGCAGCGCGGCGACATGATTGTGATGGAGGTGGGGCGCACCGTTTATCCGAACCATGCCGGGATCTTCCTCGGCGCCGATCCGGCTTTGCCCCGCGAGGATGCCGCGACGTTCGGCCCTGGACCGTTCCTGCTGCACCACCTGTATGGCAGACCATCAGAGGTCATTGTCTTCGGCGGGCCATGGCTCGACCGCACGCGCCTGATTCTCAGGCACAAAGATGCACAACCAAGTACATGACGCGGCGCAGCCGCTGGAGGGCTTATGAAAAATAAAGATCCGTATCAGCCAATGATGGCTTGGCGGCAAGGACTTGAGCGCCAACCAGATCGCGAACCAGTAGAAATTGACGTGCAGGACGGGCGCGCTGAGTATCTACTCAGTGGCCCGTATCGCATGACCGAAGGCTCCAGGATTGAGGTCGTGGGCGGCAAGCTGCAATGGTCGGGTGGTGGGCACGCGCCTAATTGATATGTGCCATGACTCCTGCGAGCTTTCCGCCTGCATGGTTGTAGAAACTATGCTCTACGAGTACTAGCGCAAATTCTTTTCCAGGCTCGCTAAAGACTTCAAATAGCTTTTCGTAAGGATGAGTCGTCCAAAACGAATAGAGACCATCCCCTTCGAAACTCTCGCCGTCCTTCGCAACAGCTCCGATTTGCATGCCCACTTCTGGATGCTTGGTTATTAAAAGGTAGGGAAAAACTGAACGAGTCATGACAGACCTCCCAGGTCATAAACGCGCCGAGATTGGCGCAATCCCAGTCCTTTGGCTTGCAGGCAAAGGACTGGGGAATCCATAGCAACGCAATCTATTTATTTGGTCCTTGTGTTTGCGTCATCACCACCAGTTCCCACATAACTGCCTTGTTCTGGCATTCATGCTGGGTTTTATTTTGTGGTGGAAAGATGTCCCCTTTGTTTGAGGTGATTTCATCGCCGCAGCCGGTGCAGCGGTAAATTCCAGAAACTGGCACATCGGTGCCTATTCCATAGATATGTGTCCAGTGCTTATTTTCCGGAGTAGTTGTGTTTTTCACATAACTGCGTGTGTCAGGAGTTACGAGGGCCATACCGCTTTACCTATCGATGGGAGTGTCACAACGCTACTACGATGGGATCCAACCCAGTTACTGGGCTTTCGTCCACGCTGGATGCCCACACAGCTCTCAGGGTGATATCGTGCATCCTTTCCCACAGGAGTGACCTGCATGAAATTGATCGTAGGAGCGCTGGCGGTAGCGCTGTTGGCGGGGTGTGTATCCCCTGGGGATCTTCAGAAAAATGACCCGAGCTTCAAGGCAACAACCGCGAAAGACCCTAAGCGCTATGCGCTGTGTGTTTTCCCGAAATGGCAGGACGCCAGAAGCGATGCCTCAATGTCCGAGACAGAAAACGGATACAGATTGCTGGTCGCGAGCAACAATATGACCGACGAACTGCTGGATATACGCAAAGCACCGAAGGGCAGTTCCGTCACGCTGTATCAGCGCATGGCATGGTCGCCAGGCTATGGCCGCGGAGATATGAAGCAGGCGATAAAAGATTGCCTTTGAACACCAAAAAACAGCCGCCGAAAGGCGGTTTTTTTATGCCTGGAGAAAGCCGTGACAACAACTGCACACAGCGGCCCGATGATGACGACCATTCTTCTATCGCGTCCGCTGATTAAACTGTTCGGGCGAGTTCACTACCGCGAACTGGGCAGCCGCTCCGTAGGAGAGGCGTTCAAGGCGCTGAAGTGCACGCTGGAGGGGTTCGACGCAGCGATCAAAGACTTGGAGCGGCGCGGTCTGCGCTTCGCCATTTTCCGGAACAGAAAGAACGTACCTGAGAAGGATTTCGCGCTGGGCGGCGCTCAGGAAATCCGCATCGTGCCCGTGGTTGGCGGCAGCAAGCGTGCTGGCCTGCTTCAAACGATCATCGGCGCAGTCCTGATTGCTGCATCGTTCATTCCGGGGTTTCAGGCGTTGGCCCCGGTGGGCATCGCACTCGTTGCCGGCGGCGTAATTCAAATGCTCAGCCCGCAGGCGTCAGGCCTAAAGCAAAGCGCCTCCCCCGAAAACTCCCCGTCCTACGCCTTCGGCAGCGCCAAGAACACCACGGCCAGCGGCAACCCGGTACCGATCTGCATCGGCGAGCGCCGCTGGGGTGGAATGATCATCTCAGCCTCCATCCTGGCTGAGGACAAAGTGTAAAAAGTTTATGACTGAGGGGAGGCGGAAGGGCGCGGTTGCTTCTTAAAGTTTGAGGTCCGAATGTACCTGGCAAGCATCCATAATCCGCTACCAACTGCGGCAAACACTAGAGCGAAAATCAATTCGGCAAATCCCTGACCAATCTGTTGGGGCGTTACATATCTGGAGAGCATTTTTACCGAAGAGGTGATGATTGTGTATGCAGTGAAAATCCACAACACGGCTGAAATTGCGTACACCGGAAGCGAAAGGATTGTTCGTAGCCAAGCTGGAGCTTTTTTCATCAGCACTTATTTCCTTGATGACTGAGTCGAGCGCCTCATCGTAGGAGGGCTCAGCATGCGAATTCTATCATCACGACTTTTATAGAAATGCCATTAAGCCGCCCAAGAGGCGGTTTTTTAATGCCTGGAGGAAAGCATGGGCGCAGCAGCACAGATCGATATCCACGGCGAGAAGGGCGGCAGCAGCAAGCCGAAGTCGCCGACCGAAGCCAGTGACAGCCTGCGCTCGACCAACCTGGCCAAGCTGCTGATCGCCGTGGGCGAGGGAGAGTTCGACAGCGTCCCGACCGATTACGACATCTACCTGGACAACACACCGATCCGCGATGCCAGCGGCAACTACAACTTCCCGAACGTGAAGTGGGACTGGCGCCCAGGCTCGGTGGATCAGACGTACATCCCGGGTATTCCATCTGTGGAGAACGAGACGTCGCTGAACATTGAACTGCGCAGTGATTCGCCGTGGGTGCGCTCGATCACCAACACTCAGCTATCCGCCGTGCGCATGCGGTTGGCCTGGCCAGCGCTGCAACGGTCTGATGACCAGGGCAACGTCGGCGGGTACCGAATTGAGTACGCAATTGACGTGGCCACCGATGGCGGCGCCTATCAGCAGGTGCTGGTGGACGCAGTCGACGGCAAGACCACCACGCGCTACGAGCGCTCGCGCCGCATCGATCTGCCTGATGCCACCACTGGCTGGCAGATCCGCGTGCGCCGGCTGACGCCGAACCAGAACACCAACAAGATCGCCGACACCATGCTGGTTGCCGGCTATACCGAAGTCATCGACGCCAAACTGCGCTACCCGAACACCGCGCTGCTCTACATCGAATTCGACGCTGAGCAGTTCACCAACATCCCGGCCGTCACCGTGAAGTGCAAGGCGCGCCGCTGGATGGTGCCGAGCAATTACGACCCGATCCTGCGCACCTATACAGGGACGTGGGACGGTTCGATGAAATCGGCCTGGACCAATAACCCGGCATGGATCACCTACGGCATCTGCACCGAAGACCGCTTCGGGCTGGGCAAGCGAATCAAGCCGTTCATGGTCGACAAGTGGGAGCTGTACCGCATTGCCCAGTATTGCGACCAGATGGTGCCGAACGGGCTCGGCGGTCAGGAACCGCGTTTCCTCTGCGACATGAACCTGCAGGGCAAGGCTGATGCCTGGTCGCTGCTTCGCGATATCTCGGCGATTTACCGGGGCATGACTTACTGGGCGCAGGGTCAGCTGGTGATGCAGGCGGACATGCCGCGGGCGCAGGACTTCGACTATGTGTTCACTCGGTCGAACGTGATCGACGGCAAGTTCTCCTACGGCAGCGCCTCGGCGAAAACCCGTTACACCCGGGCACTGGTCAGCTACGACAACCCGGCGAACAACTACGATACCGACGTCATTCCGTTCGCCGATCTGGATCTGCAGCGCCGCTACGGCGACCGGCCGACCGAGCTGAGCGCCATTGGCTGCACCCGCGCCTCCGAGGCTCAGCGCCGTGGCAAGTGGGCGATCCTCAGCAACAACCAAGACCGCACTGTCTCGTTCAAGACCGGTATGGAAGGCGTTATCCCGCTGCCCGGGCACATCATCCCAGTGGCGGATTCGCTGCTGGCTGGTCGCGAAGTAGGCGGCCGGATCTCGGCGGTGGCGGGGCGGGTGATCACGCTCGATCGCGACACCCAGGCCAAGGCCGGCGACAGGCTGATCATCAACCTGCCGGGCGGCCGCGCCGAAGGTCGCACAGTGCAAAGCGTCAACGGCCGCGCCGTGACCGTCACGGTTGCCTACAGCGAACCGCCGGTGGCGCAGTTGCAATGGGCACTCGACGCCGATGACTTGGCGATCCCGCTCTACCGCGTACTGCGCACCAAGCGCACCACCGAGGGCGACTACGAAATCAGCGCGCTCCAGTTCGAGCCGAGCAAGTTCGCTTTCATCGACACCGGCGCACGATTGGAAGAACGCCCGATCAGCGTGATTCCAATAACCGTTGTTCCGGCGCCTGCGAGCGTGTCGCTTTCGTCGACGTCGTCGGTTGTGCAGGGGCTGGCCGTGGCCACCATGACCATCAGCTGGGACGCCGTGGATGGTGCCGTCGGCTATGACGTCGAATGGCGCAAGGACAGCGGCAACTGGATCAAGCTGCAGCGCACCGGCATGACCAATGTGGACGTGGTCGGAATCTACGCGGGCGCTTATGTGGCCCGGGTGCGTGCGGTGAGTGCGTTCGACATCTCGTCGATCTGGCGCAACTCGATCCTGACAAACCTCAGCGGGAAACAGGGACTGCCGCCGGCGCTGGCTTTCCTGACCGCTACGCCGCTGCTGTTCGGCATTTACCTCAAGTGGGGTTTCCCTGCTGGCGCCGAGGACAGCCAACGCACCGAGATCTGGTACGGACCTACGACCTCCCTGGAAGCGGCGACCAAGCTGACAGACCTGGCATATCCGCAGAGCGATTTCTCTATGCTCGGACTTGCCGCCGGTGTGACCTTCTATTTCTGGGGCCGCATTGTCGACAAGATCGGAAACATAGGACCGTGGTATCCGATCGGTCTGGGTGTCCAAGGCCAGTCGAGCTCGAATGCGGGTGACATTCTGGAAATGATCGCTGGCCAGATCGGTCGAACGGAGCTGGGGGAGGAAATTCTTACAGAGATCGACAAGATCCCTGGCCTTCAAGAGCAGATCGACAACATCGCCGACGCGCTCGAGTACGACCCGGCATTGACCTATCTCAAGGGCGACACCGTTCGAGTAGGTCGACGGCTTTATCAGGCCGAGCAGGCGGTACCGCTCAACACGCCGCCGCCGAACCCAACATACTGGGTGGATATCGGGCAAGTGCTGGAAGAGGCGAACGCGCTGGCCGCACAGGTTTCGCAAAACACGTTGGAAATCGAACAGCAGGGCGATCAGTTGACCGCGCAGGCGATCAAGATCGACGGTGTTTACGTTCAGGTGAATCCAGCACTCGCTGGGGACACTGGAGGGTTCGCCGGATCTGATCAGGTGTATGTGGGCGTCTGGTCTGAGCAATCGGCACGACTTGAAGATGGCATCGCCACCGCGAAGCGCGTAGATACCGTGCAGGCGGAGGTGAACAAAAACAGCGCCACGGTTCAAACCGTCAGCCAATCTGTTGCCACCTTGGACGGAAAGGTTTCAACCAGTTGGTCGGTGAAGATGCAGGTCACTGCGAATGGTCAGTACGTGGCGGCCGGGATCGGCCTTGGCATTGAAAACGGTCCTGCAGGATTGCAAAGCCAGTTCCTGGTCAGCGCGGACCGGTTCGCGATCGTCAACACCATTGCAGGTGGCGCAATTTCAGTGCCTTTTGCGGTGCAAAACGGCCAGGCGTTCCTCAGTTCGGCGTTCATTTTGGACGGCACGATCACCAACGCCAAGATCGGCAGCTACATCAGTTCCACCAACTACATCGCCGGCCAGCAAGGCTGGATTCTGAACAAAGACGGCACACTCGAAATTAACGGCATCGTTCCTGGGCACGGGCGCTTGGTGATCAATTCACTGAACGTTTCGGTCTACGACGCCAACAACGTGCTGCGTGTTCGTCTCGGCTATCTGGGGTAATCAATGGCGTTATTCGGACTGCGTGTCTTCAACGAGAGCGGTCAGCTCGCCATGGACACCAACAGCTTTACCTATCAGATCATCTGGCAGGGCGTGATTGATTTCAGCGGGTCTGTGCCAAGCTACACAATCGCTATCCCCGGCTTCAACCCTGCGAACTGCGTGTTCATGATCATCCCGACGAGAGCACAGGACGTGCAGCCATCCGAGAGTGACTCGTCGGGAAATCTCAGGTCCTACCCTTACGTGACGACGGCTGTCGGTCAGGTTGCGGTCTTGCCGAAAAACCCATCTGCTACAACAGGGCTGCAGTCGAAAGTTGTTTCGAAAGCCTACGCCATAAGGTTCGCCACATGAGCTTCGGATTTCAGAGCATCAATGACAATGCCTTTGTGCAGATCGACTCGGAAGCGCCGCGCCTATGCATGCTTTCAAGGGGGTCCTATGCAGGTGTGGCCAATGCAACTGCCACCTTTTCCAGAGCTGTGACCAGTCAGGATCCTCCGCTTGTCTTTATCCGCCCGGATCAGACCGGAGTCATTCAGGTGCCGTACTCGGTGTGGTTCACGGGCGGTCCGGGGAACTGGACCGGGTTCTCTATGAATGCCTCGAAGGTCAACGAGACGTTGAGCGGCCAGTATTTCGTCGCGGCCTGGGCCTCAATGGGCACGGCTACATATGGTTTGCGCCTGTGGGATCCGAACGGCGCTCTTTGTTACGACAGCGGTGCGCCGGCAGTCGTGGTCACGTTTGCGGCGGGCAACTGGACTTATCTTGGCGTTGAGCAGCTCACTGTCAGTCAGCGCTATATCTGGGGTATCGCCAAAGCCATGGGCGCCGGCGAGTACGTTTCCATCAATCCTTTCACAATGACCTGCCACAACAACTCTTCTGGCGGCAGTTGCGCACTCGGCGTCGACTACGCGAATAACCGGATCCTGATGTACAGCCTCGCCTCGAACGCCTGGACGGATCAGGGGCATCGCCCATTTCTCTGCGCCAAATTGCTGGCCTGAATACACCAACGATATAAAGGAAAACCATGGCAAAGCAGACGATCAATCTCGGCACTGCTCCTACGGGTGTGGGCGGCGATACGCCGCGCAGTGCGTTTACCAAAGCACAAGCCAACTTCGACGAGCTGTATGTCGCCCTGGGCGCGAACGGTAGTCCTGCCAGTCTTCCGGCAGCAATTCCAGTTGCTCAAGGCGGCACGGGTGGTAACACTCAGGCCACGGCCAGAACGGGGCTCGGCCTCGGCTCGGCCGCAGTTTCAGATGCCGTGGGCCTGATGTCGAACAACGCCATTATCGAAAGCGGAAGTAACTCCAGCGGTACGTGGACTAAATACATTGATGGAACGATGATCTGTCATTTCGTGTTCAGCACGGGCTATGCGATCAACCTGGCGTTCGGATCTGTCTTCTACGGGTCGGGGCCTTCACTAACTTTCCCTCAGGCATTCATTTCGGCACCACGACTTTCAATTCAGTGTCAGATCACTGGTGGTGGTGGGTGGGTCGGAAGGGGGATTGCGCCAACAGCAACAGCGACCGGTCCTTACATCATCATCTCGCCAATCTCTCGCAGCGCTGAAACTGTCGCGGTTGAATACATCGCTGTAGGCCGCTGGAAGGCATAACTATTTCTGGAGTGAATGATGAAAATCAATCTGACCCCTCAGCGTCGAGACGACACGCTGGAAGTAATCAAGCAGGGAAACACGCTGGTCGTTAACGGTGAGACGTTCGACTTTTCGCCAATGGCAGACGGCGACACCTTGCCAGCCACGGCGATCAGTTCGCTCTGGTTCCTGAACAACGTCGAGTGCATCGGTGGGGAGCTTGAGCTGACACTGCTTTTTCCCAATCCATGGAACTACAGCCAGGAGCAGGCATTCCCTGTGCCGCTTGTGGACGTGCCCGACGGTCCGGTGGTTTTCCCTGCGCCATTGCCAATTACCGAAACCGAATCCCCAGCCGAGGTGGGCCAATGAACATCGACTGGAGCCAGCTCATCACCAAGGCGATGAAGGATGCAGCGATTCAGGCTGCGCAACTGACTGCGGCAAAGACGGATCTCGCGGTACGTAATGCCAGGGCGCTTACGCAGATCGCACGCATTCAGGACCGCGTCGATACGATCGGTTTCGGCATCGATATCGGAGAGGCCACTCCCGAGGATGAAGCCGAGCAGGCTGCGCTGCTGCTCACGCTAAAGGCTTGGAAAACTTACAAGTTCGCGCTGGGCAAAGTCACCGTGCAGCCGACCTGGTATCAGGCACCAATCTGGCCGGTTGAGCCGCCGATCCCTGAAATCATCGCCGCGCCATTACTAGGCGAGACCAACTTCGTCTGAACCGAGCCGAACACCGAAACCCGCCACCAAGCGGGATTTTTTTGCCTGGAGAAAAGTGATGCCAGTAACCGAGAAAGACCGCGACATCCTCGCCCGCACGATTTGTGGTGTCTTGTGAGGACTTTGCCGGTGCCGGCGCACAGAACGTGAACTGTACTTCAGCGCAGGTAACAGCGCCTTTTATCTGCCCTATTATTGTCCCGCAGGCTGCTTGTTGGTCGACTACAAGTGGTGGCGGCACCCCTACATTCTCCATGGATGTGTCCAGTTACACTTTCTAACAGGTGAGCCATGTATTATTACGCATATTCTGAAGATGGTTTAGGCGTCCGGATAGTTCTAGATGGATGGGATCTGAACGAAGGCGAAACGATTTTTGACCATGAGTTATCTGAAGACGAGAAAATTCAGAATCTGCCAGGCTATGTCCCATTAGCGTGGCGGGAAGTTCAGGCAAAGGCACGCACAGAGTTGGTGCTTTCTGACATGACGGCAATACGTTGCTTCAAAGACGGAAGGGCTTTCCCTGATGACTGGGCTCGATATGTAAAAGCGTTGAGACTAATAGTCCGCACTCATTCGGGCGACCCGGATCAGTCTTTTCCAGAGAAACCGGATTACCCAGAAGAGGAAGCGTAGGCTCAAATAAAGGGGAGCGCGACGTCAATCGCATCAGGCGTTGCGCATCCTCTGTGCCACCCGCTTGTACACGTGTATCATTGCACTGAATTCGACTCAATCCATAGGGCGGCTATGCGTTACGTTAAAGAGCACTGGGGATATCTAACCGATGCTGGGTTATTTCCTGGTATAGACCTGCTGCGCTCCCTGGCGGTAGCTATGGTAGTTCTGTTTCATTTTAAACTGCTTCCTTTTGGATGGATCGGCGTTGATATTTTTTTTGTTATAAGTGGATTTCTCATTGGTGGGATAATTCTAGATAAGTCAGCGTCTGGTAAATTTTCATTTTTGGATTTCTACAAAAGGCGAGCACTAAGAATACTGCCTGTTTACTATTTCGTTATTTTGATTTGCTTCTTTTTCAAATCAACTGGGCCGGCTGATTGGGTGGCGCTGAAAAGTGTTATATCTGGTATGCTTTTTATGCACATGCCGGGCCCGTATTTTTTTCCTGATTTTTTTGTGATAGATAACAGCTACATAGTTGGAGGGTCGTGGAGTCTCGTTGTGGAGGAGATTTTTTATCTATTGGCTCCTCTGGTGATTCTGCTTTTTATGGCTTTGGCGCGTAAAAATCTCAAGATTATTTCGGCCTTATTAGCACTGGTGGTTTTGTCTGGCATTTGGGCAAGAATCAAAATGACGTCAGGTTTCGCGCCTGATGATTTCAATTGGTATTATGCAAGCTTTGTTCAGTTTCATTCGCGCTACGATGAATTGACCGCTGGTGTGCTTGCTGCTGCGCTAGTTCGGGTTATACGAAACCCGAGAGCTCAGGCGATGTGGTGGTTGATTGGTGCCTCATTTTTTGTCGCATTGTTCATGGCTTATATATTGGGTAAGCCCAATATATTTGCTAAGCCTTACATGAACACAGCTGATACCATTTGGCTGCCTACGCTGTTAGGGCTTATCGGTCTGACTTTAGTGATGGGTTTGCATTGGTTAAATATCAAGAGTCTCCCTGTTATAATACTGGCCAGGTTGTCCTATCCTCTTTATCTGGTGCATATAGTTTTGTATGAGACTACTGATAGATACGCAGCTGCCGGCATTCTGAAATGGATGATTGATACGTTCAGTCAAAACGGCAAATCGGTTATATTCATAGCTCTTGCTGTAGTTCTCTCCTATTTAGTATCGCTTTTAGTAGAATACCCATTTATTCGCTTGTATAAAAAGCCATCGCTAGTAAATATTCCCAAAAAGAATTCTGCGGAAATGGCTGTTGCTTAAAGCGCAAACACGAATATTGAACCCGCCTTGAGCGGGTTTTTTTTGTCCTGGAGAAAGCCATGCCGATCACTCAGCAGCAGTTGCTGCAGATCCTTCCGAACGCCCGCACCCAAGCGGGCGTTTTTGTTTCCGCCGTGAACACCGCCATGCAGCACTACCAGATCGTGGGCCTGAAGCGCGCCGCAGCGTTCATTGCTCAGATCGGACATGAGTCTGGCCAGCTGCGCTATGTGCGAGAGATCTGGGGGCCGACCGCCGCCCAGCGTGGGTACGAGGGTCGCGAAGACCTGGGTAACACCGTGCCGGGTGATGGACGGAAGTACTGCGGCCGCGGCCTTATCCAGATCACCGGCCGGGCGAACTACGCCAAGTGCGGCGAGGCGCTGGGCCTTGATTTGATCAGCCATCCGGAACTGCTTGAGCTGCCACAGCATGCCGCTATGTCGGCGGCCTGGTTCTGGAAGCAGAAGGGGCTGAACGATTTGGCCGATCGGGACGAGTTCAACACCATCACTCGACGGATCAACGGTGGGTTGAACGGCTTGCAGGATCGTCTGGAAATCTGGAAGAGGGCGCGCGAGGTGCTGGCGTGACTGTGCCGTGGCGGTTGGTCGGCGTGCTGGCTCTGGTGCTCGCCGGCTTCGGTAGCGCTTGGCAGTTTCAGGACTGGCGCTATGGCCGGCAGCTCGCCGAGCAAGCCAAGTTGCACGGTGACGCGCTGAACCAACTCGCCACGGCCGGCGCCGAGGCGCAGAAGGCGGAGCAAGACAAGCGGCTGGCGCTCGAGCAGAAGCTGGCGGCCAGCGAGCAAACCCATTACAGGAAATTGAGCGATGCCCAACGTGACCAAGATCGTCTGCGCGATCGCCTTGCCACTGCTGATCTGCGGCTGTCAGTCCTCATCGACGCGGATTCAGCCAGTGGCTGTGACGTGCCAAAAGCCCCCGCGCCGGCGGCGTGGATCATGCAGCCGTACGAGCCCGACTTGACCCGGCGCATGCTCAACGAATTATCGCCATCACCGACACCGGTGACCGTGGACTGATCGCCTTGCAGGCGTGCCAAGACTATGTTCGATTGTTCGCTCGGTGAATCTAGATCGTAGGAGTGATGTTACTTGAGTTCCTGGAGCCTGCCCAAATCAAGGGTAATCGACGGCATGCTAAGCGTTTGAATTGCAGAGACGAAATAATCTCGCCTTCCCCACAAATCATTAATAAGAAACTCTGCGCCATTGAAGCTAAGGAAGTTTGACTCGGGTGCGCGTAGGCCTTCGTTCACCGGGGATGTAACTGCGATTGCGAGAAGTGCAAATATCATGCAATCCGAGAGTCTAACTTTGCCGGGCTCAATAAGTGTTGTTACGCGTTTAGTCCCATTGTTCGCTTCTCGTATAAGCTCAAACCCGTTTGGAAGGTCATCGCCGTGACCGTGAGAGCAGCGGTGGATGCTGTAAATAAGATCCGCAACATCTGGTTCTTTATTATCTCCGATGATCACTGGCCAACGAGTTGTCTCAAGATTGATTCCCGGCATCCCCATCGGACCTATAATGTCGTAATTTTCACGGAGAACTCGGGTAAATCGATGACTATGCTTCCGCATGTCAGGGAAAAGTTTTTTCGACGTCCCATCCACCGCCATGCACGCATGCATCATTGCGAAATCAAGCTCCCCTAATTCGTAGTCGGCTAATGATTTACGAACTGACTCTGCGACCCCCGCCATGATGAAATCCTTATTGAGCTGGGCTGATAAGATCTTTACCTTGATTTCGAACATTCCCCACTGCCTTGTCAACCTTGAACCATTCGAAAGCCTCGGATGGTTCGCCTTCATGCAGCACCATCTGTTCGGCGCGCTCTTTCGGTGTGGCTGGGTCCAGCCATTCCCGTGCAAGCTCTGGCGGGAGAGCGACCGGGCGCCGATCATGAACGTCGACCATGCCGCCAGCGCTGTCAGCGGTAATGATCACAAACCCGTCGTGCTCGCCGGATCCGTGCTCTTCGTTCGGGTATTGGCCGATGGCGGCGCAGAGAATCGGGGATCGGTCCCGATGCCTGATCAGGTAGGGCTGCTTCTTCGGGCCGCCTTCGTCGACCCACTCGAACCAGTTATTGATCGCGATGATTGCCCGGTGAGGCCAGATCGCGCGGAAGAACGGGCCGTGGGCGACTTTCTCCACGCGGGCATTGATTGGCGCGGCGCGATCCTTTGCCCAGTGCGGGCGCCATCCCCAGCGAACCATGTCTGCGTGTAGAAGCTCGCCTTCCTGGTGGAAGAGGGCGAGCTGAGTGGTCGGCGCGGCGTTGTACCGATCGAAGGGCTGCTCGCCGGTCGTGTTGATGAGCGTGTTCGGCATGCTGAGCGCCGCCACGAAGTCGTGAATGCCGCTGTACTGGGAAAGTCGTCCGCACATTGCCATGTCCTCGTGCTGGATCTAATTCAGCGTAGACCCGCCAGCGCTGACCTCGTCACAAACCTTTTTCGGCGCAGCATTCGCAATGACCTGCGAATTCCTCCCGATCTCGAGCATCTCTAAGCAGGCGCTGATTTTCATTGAACAGATGGTCTCTATTGTGCTCAACGAGGGCGATTTTTCGCCTTTCGCTCAGTAAATCGCTTTCGGTGTGCTGAAGCTTTGCCCTGAGAGAGTTTCTCTCTTCCGTGAGCGCGTCATTGTCTCTGACCAGGCCTTCGATATTCGCCAACGCTCGCTCCAGCTTGAGGGTCAGAGCTTCGAATTCGTTCTCGTACATCCTGAGTTGGTGTCGGCACGTTTCGAGCGGGGTCGGGTTGCCGAGCCAATCGTCAGTGTCTTCTATATAGAGGGGGTCCACGGGGATGCCTTGCTGATTACTGGTTGCATATACAGTAATCGAGACTGTGCCAGCGGGCGAGGGTGAAGCGACGAGCTGTCAGTCGGGTGCAATCAAAACAGCCAGGGTCATTTTGATGAATTCTTCATTCCGATCGAGCGCTGCCAGAGAGCTTCGGACATTTTCGGCGACATCGGCTGATCCGCGCTGCTCGACCCAGAGGGTGAGTTCCATGATGGCGGCTTCAAGGGCAAGTTGGTTTTCGTTGATCTTGGCGAGCAGGGAAGGGAGTAGATCTGAGTTCGGCATTGGGTGTCCTCCATGGAAGAACCCAGAATAGCAGAGGGAGATTTGATCGGCAGAACGCCGGGGAAAGGCATAGCACTGTAGGAAAATACAGCGCTAAGTTGTTGATTCTTATAGCAGCTAAGGCCAGTTTTCCAACCTGCTATTTTCGGTGTGTTTCCTTTATGCATCAATAGGTTACGCCCGTTCCGAGGTCACCTTGACATGGTGGGGGTCGTTGGTTCGAGTCCAATCGCGCCTACCAAACAAAATCCGCTCTGCTGGGCGGTCTAGAAGGGCTCACCGAAAGGTGAGCCCTTTTTGTTGTCTGCGATTTGCGCAACGCCTGTTACCGGTCATTTCCGCTTCGCTCTGATCAGCTCTCCATTCATTACCGTTTGCGCAAAATGATCAAGCGCCATTTTGGTGCATTCTTCTTCCATTTCGTTGTGGAAAACACCTGAATATCCAAAGGCTTACAGCGCTTTTTCTCCAACCGGTTATCGAAAAAGCCTTGTTGCATGTTGGGAATTTAAGTAACATCCGTTCCGCGTTCACCACCACGGTTTATGCATTTTTAAATCCCAAGCTTCCATCAGCTGCTTGGGATTTTTTTTGCCTGCGATTTGGCGTTTGGGCGCTTGTCCCTCGCTCACCGCCAAGCGAGGCGCGGTTTTTTCGTCTACTACTGACTGGCCGATTTTCAACTCTTTATAAGGGAGTGCGTCGATGCTGAGCCAGTGGGTCCTTGCCGCTATTCATCTATTCGCGTTTGCCTTGGCTTTCTGGGCGGCGCTGACGCGCGGCACAGCTTTCCGAAAACTCTCGGCGGGCACGGGAGAGGTCAGGAGAGTTCTGCTCGCGGATAACTTGTGGGGGCTTTCAGCTTTGACGCTGCTTATCACCGGAGCGATGCGTGCGTTTGGTGGTTACGAGAAAGGCTCTGACTATTACCTGCATCAGCCGCTGTTTCATCTGAAGATGACGCTGTTCTTGCTGATCCTGCTGATGGAGCTGGCACCGATGATCACGCTGATCAAATGGCGCATCGCATCCTCGCGCGGTGCGGCGCTTGATAGCGGACGTGCGAAGTCGTACGCGCGAATCAGTCATGTTGAAGCGCTGCTGCTGATCCTGATGATGGTCGCGGCGACAGGCATGGCGCGTGGCGTGATATTCGCTTAGAAGGCGAAATTCTCCGTGCTCTATCGGAAACGTCCGACAGCCAGCTCCAGAGGTGAAAGGTAATATCGGCGCAACAGAGGAGGGGATGGAAGTGACGGGAATCTGCATGCTTCAGGCGCCGTGCCCAGCGGGGTGAAATGCGGATGGCTAAACGGCGCGTGAATCTTTAGCCAGTCTTGCGCGGGGGCAAAGGGACTGGCTACGTAATGCAAAGTGGCTCAGGGCGTTTGCGGCTTGTCCGGAGCGGTCAGGCCGGCCTGGATGCGTTGGTAAATTTCTTCACGGTGCACTGCCACGTTTTTCGGAGCGTTGATGCCGATGCGGACTTGTTGGCCGCTGACTCCGAGGATGGTGATCGTGATGTCATCACCAATGTTTATGC